CACTGCACGACGGCAGCAGAACGCGCCGGTATTTAATGAATCAGAAATTGACTAAATTGCAGCCATGAAGGTTACAATCCAAAAAGCGTGCAAGCTACGCGGGAACAACTGGAAGAAAGGCGACACGCCAACAGTTACCACCGCTTTCGCTGAAGAGCTGAAGAAAAAAGGCTACTTAGACGCGCCAAAGAAAAAGACCGACGAAGAATCTAACGACATAACAGAAGAATAAAATGGCCATTTTTAACGGTACAGAATTAGGCGTATATATCGACAGCACGTTGATTGCAGCCGCCACCGATTGCTCTCTCTCTTTGAGCATGGAAACCATCGACATCACAACCAAAGACAGCGCGGGATGGCGTGAGCTTTTAGCCGGCACCCGTTCCGGTTCCATCAGTTGCAGCGGTTTGATTGATTACACCGACGCGTCAAACAAAGACACAACCGATTTGTTTGTGGCTTTTGAAAACCGCACGGCTTTGTCTTTGACCTTTGAAAAGGCAAACGAAGTAACGGGGGATTTGTCATTTGCTTGCACGGGTTTCTTGACCAGCTTGGAGCAGTCAGGCGGCACCGAGGACACAGCGACGTACAGCGCCACTTTTGAAATCAGCGGCGTAATTACCGACACACCTGCTGCATGATAGAAGTAAACGGCACGGATTATCCAGTGCGCTATTCTATGAAGGCGCTGAAAAAGTTTGAACGCAAAGCCAAGGTGAACGTGTTCAGCTTATCGGACCCGTCGAAACTAAGCGCCGAGGCGTGCGCGTACCTTTGCTTCGTAGGCGTCGAATGCGGCTGCGATTTCGAAGGCGTGGAGTTTACGATGGAGCTTGCAGAGTTTGAGGAGCATATCACGCTGGCTCACGTCACGCAGTGCTTCGATGTTCTCGGCGAGTACAGCGACCAAAAAAAAAGATAGACGGCACGGAGGAGCCGGTAGGCTGGGCCGAAATAATACGGATGGGGATGGGCGTACTGCGTCTGTCCCCTTCTGCGTTTTGGTCAATGACCTTCGCAGAAATAAGCCTCGCACTTGACGGCAATAGAGAGGTAGAGGAATACCGCGAGCGTGCCGAGTGGGAGCGCGTGCGGTGGCTCGGTGCTATGATGTTCCAACCGCACCTAAAAAAAGGCCGTAAATTAGCCCCAAAGGATTTGATGCAGTTTCCGTGGGAGCGGCCTGAGAAGAACCGGCACAACCTTACAAAAGAGGAATTAAAGCAGCGAATTTTAGAGCGTGACCAATGGCGAAATTAAATGACTTAATTGTAACGATAGGCGCACAAACGCGGCAATTCGATAAGGCATTAGGCCAGTCGATGCGTAAGATGCAGAACTTTGGCAAAAGCACCAAGCAGCTCGGTCAAAGTATGACGCGCTCGCTTACGATGCCAATTGCTGCGCTGGGTGCCGCTGCTATTAAATCGGCGGCGGACCTCGAAACGATGGAAACCAGCTTCATCAGCTTGACGGGAGGCGCAAAGCAGGCGGCCGATATGATGCGCAACCTGAACGACTTTACTGCAAAGACGCCTTTTCAAATCGAAGCCGTAGCAAAGTCAGCGCGGCAACTTATCGCATCGGGTTCGGGCATTGATGAGGTAAACACTCAACTGCAATTCCTTGGCGACATCGCAGCGACCAGCGGCCAACCAATCGACGAGATAGCTGCCATCTTTGCCAAGGTCAACGCGAAAGGTAAGGTTGAGTTGGAGAACCTCAACCAATTAGCAGAACGAGGCATACCGATTTTTACAGCGTTATCAGAGGCGACTGGATTACCAGCCGACAAACTCGGCGCCGGTCGCGTCAGCGTAGAGCAGTTTAACGACACACTCAAAAGCTTTGCGACTGAAGGCGGTTTTGCTGCCGGCGCTATGGAACGCCTGAGCCAAACGGCAGCGGGTAAGTTCAGCACGGCGCTCGATAATTTGAAGTTAGCAGGCGCATCACTTGCAGAGAGCTTGATGCCGGTGCTTAAGGATATGCTTGACAAGTTTACCGGCTTGATGCAAACCATCACGCAGCTATCACCGGAAACGAAGAAGTACGTTTTGATAGCGGCAGGAATTGGCGCGGCGCTTGGTCCGCTGCTTATGATTTTGCCCTCAATCATTCAGGGATTCATGATGCTGATGAGTCCAATCGGCTTGACCATTGCCGCCATCGTCGGGCTTGGCATTGCTATCGTCACCTTTGCCGATGAAATTGCGCCATACATTACCGGCGTCATCAATTACTTTATCACGCTTTACAATGAGTCGAGTTTGCTGCGTGGCATCATTGGCGGTATCAAAGGCACGGTGCAAGTGGTGTTCGATTTCTTTTTGTTCGCAGTCGATAGCGTCATAGAAGGATTCAAAGACCTTGGCGCGGTGATTGGCGCAGTTATGCGCGGCGACTTCAGTGCGATACCTGAACTCATTGGCCAAGCCTTTACCAACGCAGGCGAACGCATGGCCGATTTTGGAAAGAAAGCCGCCGAGGATTTTATGACGGCAGTGGAAGACCAAGTAAACCGCGAGCCAATTAGCTTAGTAAGTGAGGACACGGTAGCCGAAACGCTGCGCACGCTTGGTGGACTGACTACCATGATGGACAATTTGTTTGCTGGTGCAGGCGGTGGCGCAGTAGAAGGGCCGAGCGTGACGCCGCCCGTCATTGATACCACGCTCAACATAGTTGACATTGATATGCCGGAGGACGTGGTAGAAGAGGAGGACATAAACCAAGTGATTGCAGCGGCTGACCTTGTTAAGCGACAGACGCAGGCCATGGCGCAAAGCGTCGCAGGCTTTGTAGAACACACGTTCAACCAAGTAATGAGCGGCACGCAGACCTTCAGCGAAGTGATGCGCGATATGCTGAAAAACCTTGTCAAGCAAATCGCTGTAATGATTGCTCAATTTGTGATACTTAACACAATATTTGGCAGCATGGGCGTCGGTGGTTTGAGCCTTGGTAAATTCATTGGCCAAGGTTTAGGCATTCCACAATTTGCCGGCGGTGGTATCGTCAGCGGTCCCGTCATTGCGCAGGTCGGTGAGTATGCAGGCGCTTCACATAACCCTGAAGTAATTGCACCGCTTGACAAATTGCAGAGCATGATGGGCGGTCAATCCGTGCAGGTGACCGGCAAGATTTCAGGCCGAGATATATTGCTGACCAGCGAACGCAACAGCATTGACCGCAACCGCGTAAGAGGATTCTAATGGCAGACGCGATACGACTACAGGCAGAGTTCACCGACGACCTCGGCAACGATTGGCAGGTAAACATCCACGACAGCGATTACTTTGGAAGTATCGTACCGTTTAAGCTGGGTGCCGACGGGTTTGTACTGCGATACAGCGGAAACAACGAAGACCGTTACCAGCCCGTAATTGGTAGCGAAGTGACGTTTACGCTCACGGAAGAAAACAGCGACCACACGACGTTTATGGACTTGCTGGCTACGAATGTCGAGGTTCGGTTTTCGGTGAGCGTTCGCAAAGACCCTGACGGCACGGACGACTTTTGGTGGGGCGGCATCTTGTTGCCTGAGCAAGTGGTAAGGCCGTTTGATTATTACCCAATCCAAAACACGCTCACAGCATCGGACGACCTTGGTAATTTGCAAAGCGTCAAATACAACAACGACGGCGCGGCATATACGGGCGAAGCGTCGGTAGTTGAACACTTGTTAAACTGTTTGAATAAGACGCGGGCCACGCATCTTTGGGGCACGGACGACTTTCTTTATTACGTCAACGATTTCGACAGCAGCGACTACACAGGCAGCGACCAGCTCGACGATACACGGATAAGCCATTACGGACTTTACAATCCTGACGAAAACGGCGTCAATCAATATTACAGCGCGCTCGAAGTGCTGGAAAGTTTGGCGCGCGTATTCAACGCTCGCATTTTTCAAGCGCAAGGCAAATGGTGGTTTTTGCCAGTAGGTGCGCAGAAGTACAGCACGACGCTTACGGTAGAAGGCACGCAAAAGGACGGCACGGCAATCACGCAGCAAAGCATCGCAGCGGCCAAAGCGTTTGATAGTACGTTCGAACGGTTGCGCGGTTACGAATACAGCTACCTCGCACCGCTTAAGACGGTGACGCGCACGCGCAGGTTCAACGGAAACTGGCCTGTAATATTGGATAACCTTTACACGGAAGCGCAATTCGGCACTACCTTAAGCGACACCGATATTGATTACGTAAGCGGGACCGTTTTGGCCGTCAGCGGCACATTCAACTACACGTACGACGGCGACGGTACGAGTACAGGCAACGACCGCGTAAGCCGCGTTGAATTGGAATTCACGATTAAAATCGGCACCAAGTACTTGCAGCGAAACGTCACATACACAGGTTCGCAGCTTGTATTCAACGGCTTTGGTGACCCTGATGAATTCCCGTATGAATACACGACGCACGTGTATGGCAACACCAGCTTAAGCAGCTCGGCATCTACGTACACAATCGTCAGCCCAATATTTGACAAACAGGACGGCGAAAGCCTTACAATTCCGTTTTACATTGAATTACCTGCGCTGGCATCAGACGAAAGCGGCCTCGATATTACGGTAGATATTAACGGCATCGACGACACGGGCGCAGCCGATACCGATTTGACAAACACCACCGACGCTGATTATGAAATCGTCGTCCTGCGTGCTGACGTGATTGGCGATGAGGCGTTAGGCGATACCGTAAGTTTTACCGCTACGAACAGCGACACCGCGCGCGCTGACCTTGACCAAGGCGAGGTACTATTCGGCGATTACCAAACCGTAAACGCTGACGGCACCATAAGTTTTATTGAAGGCTTTTTACAGACGTTCAGCACGTCATGGCAGTCGCTGAACTACACGGGCACGGGCTTAAGCATCAACAAGCTTGCGGTGCAGGAAATCCTCGGCGGCCAAGTAAAGCCGACACGCATTCAACGCGGCGAAGTTTACGGCTTACCGATTTATATGTGGCAAGTCATCGACGACACCGATGGCGATTACGCTTTATTTGAAATGACGTACACGGCGCGCAGCCTTACGAATGAGGTGGAAGCGTTTTTGATTAGCCGCGACATTAGCGGCGTAACGGCAGACCAAGACGACGTAAAGAATACCACGACACCAATAACGGAAGCTGATATTGTCAAATCTGCGACTGCTTTTCAAGCTTCAAACAAGATGCTGGGCGACGGTTACGAAGGATATGGCAGCCGCGACCAGCGTGCAAACCGTGAGATAGGCCACAATCCATCAGACCGCACGACGGTCGGTGATACCGATTTGCACATTTTCAACACGTGGAAAGGTTCAAACGGCGCGGCTACCATTGCGTTGCCTCCGATTGCAGAAAGCCACGGGCGAATCATACAATTTCATTCCGACAGCACAATAAGCGCAAATACGTATGTGAGGCTCGAACCAGCCACGGGCGACACAGGCGTAACCATTGACGGGAATGCGTACTACGACTTCAACCGCGCTTATGATGGAATCACTATCTTAGGCCACACGGACAACAAGTGGTATATCATACAGAAAAAGGAGAAATGATTACTGAAATTTTGATTGCAGTAGTGCCAGTGTTGGCTGGTTTAATTGGCGTTTGGGTGAACCTGAATAGTACGGTGGCACGCCTCAAAAGCCGCGTGATACAGCTCGAATTATCGCAGGACGATTTCAAACGCGACATCAAAGAGCTGTTAGCCATGGTGCATGACATTCAAATCATGATTGCGAAAATGCATCACGAATGATTTGGGTTATCTTGGCCACCGTGTTCGCCAATATGGTATACAAAGCCCGTGAATACGGACGCGCCGATATTGCCGACCTCATCATATTTGTCGCAGCGTTAGGAATCCTT